CTTTTACAGTTATGTGCTCCGTCAAAGACAGTAACCACTGTCTCCGACCAACTCTCTTTAAGTTGCTCGATGAGATGTGTGTGAAGTGTCGCACTTCCAGAGGTGCCTCTGGAGAAGGACCCGGGGGGGTCCAAGGGCGTTCAGCTGGCGCGCAAGACAGTTATGTTTTTCTGTCCAAGGGGGTAATATCCGAGTTATATCGGCTGTTCAGCCCCGAGCGCGTGGATTCAGCTTTTCACTTAAAAGGCGATAGTCAGAGTAGGGGTCACAACGCCCCCCCTGAAGTTTCTACTATCGCCCACTTCATCAGATCCTACGCAGAATCCCTTCTGGATTTTTCGTCTGATGAAGCAATTCTCCTCCGATTCACTAAGGCTTGGCTCGAACCAATGCTGTTAATTCTTGAATCAGGCCTACGTGAGGCCCCATTGGTAAAGTACCTCAAGCATGTTACTGTCTACCCACTCGCCAAGCTCTCCTCACGGAGAGACTTGACCGGGCACACTAAACTACCTGAGTATTCACCCCCGTTTGGTCTTTCTTCTTGGTTTTTTGGTGGAGCGATTCGTCGCTTCATTCGAAACCGGTTAAATGGCCGCCTTGGTTACGAGTTTGGCTACTCGGTCTTGCAAGGTGTTAAACGGGGTACTGAAATTGTACCAAAATCAATGGTGGAGGCTGAGTTGAAAGCACATGGAGAGATCTTGGGCCAGCCACCCAAATCTCCCTTTAATGAGGTCCAGTCAAAATTTGACATGGAGTTGATCCTCGCCGCCTTCTTCGAGGGTATTACTAGTTTCCAACCGAGTTTTGATCGAGAGATCACTCAGGCTGCATCCTATAGTTCTACACGCGGATTTGGGGGCGCGAGGGGGGAGTTGCAAGAGCAACTAGGGACAACTTATCCCGAGTTAATCTCCATCACTCCTCATGGGTATTTGAATTACGGTCGGCCAAAGATCTCTTTCCGAGATCTTGAGTCACGGATCGCCAGAGATAATGGAGATCTCCCACCTATTCTCGTTGAATTTGGGGGAGTTACCATCCTATCTGATGATTATGACGGACGCGACCCTCGAGCAGTCGGTGTTGTTCCTATCCTGGAACCCCTCAAGGTGAGGGTCATTACGAAAACCGATGCAGCTGTAACTCATTACGCACGTCCACTCCAAGCCGTATCTTGGTCACATAATTTCTCCAAATGGCAGTTCTCCCTCACGGGGACACCGCTCGTTGGATATCATCTTTATGACCTTGATGCACGGACGGACCTCTTCTTAAAAGATCTACCCCGATATGGGGGGGTAGTCCCAGACCAAGACCCACATGTGCATTGGGTCTCTGGAGATTATAAGGGGGCTACGGACCGTCTAGATATCAGGGCATCTCGACTTGTTTTCGAGAACATGTTGGATGCCATGGGAGCTGATAAAGACACTGTACCCATAGGAGGCCGGTCTTACAACCGTGATTACCTTCGGATGAACCTTTTCGAC